TCAACTGCGGGAGGTCACGATCTGTCCGAGTCGTCTAGATTAGTGGGTAGTTCGACTGCATCATATTAAGTTGACCGGGTGTAAACGTCGTCGGTTGGTTTTTCAGAAGCTGAATTACAATAGCACCGTTTGGTAGGTATTGCAGCGTTGCGCAGTTGGTCATTTCGGAGTTTAACGTGAGTGAGGACAAACACACTTGGGAATTTCCTAATATCTTAGCAGGCAGAATACACACGTTGGTCTGCTGGGATGTTAGATTGATTGATTGAGTTGCGTGCAGCTTTACAATCAGACGGCTGGTTGCTTTATCAATATACGCGCTTACCGTCAAACCTTCTATGAGCGTGTTTGTATATATAGTGTTTTGACATCCTCCATTCATGGCTCCGAAGATGTTTTGTGCAAATTGTAGAAGTCCTGCCGTGTTTGGGTGAATCCCGTCGTTCGTCCAAAGTGAATTCGTTCGGTCGATAAGATAAGGGGCTTTGATCACGACACCGTTGGTAATTGCGTTTGAGATTTCTTTAGTGGTCTCGATATAGAGTGAAGAGTTTTCTTTCGGTGCGTTCGAAGTCACGTAAAACGTTGGGATGTTTTTGTATTTCGCGTAGATCTTAGTGCAGAAGTTTTTAACTGCCTGCGATATCCCGCTTTTCCCTGCGTCGTTAATGCCTCCGATCACAAAGATGCACTTTATGTTTGATGCGTCCGTGGTGATGTTGTATATTTCGCTTTCAAAAGATACGTTGACGGTACCACCAGTGTATCCGGAACCGGACACAGCGACGCATTCAGCGTCACTCGCGTTCATCAGCTCCATTAAGCGGTTTCCGATTACACCACCCCTTGCCCAATCAACTCCAGCATAGCTCCAGCTATCACCGATGATTACTATTGTTCCGTTTTTTTGATTGTCGACAAAATTTTTTACCATTTTTGGAGTTGCCGCGATACCTGCGTTCGCATCGCTCGTCGCGGGGGTGTCGTCCGTGGCAAGGCGCACATGGCCGTAATTGACACCGTTACCGACACCGTAGGTGGTATCCTTGCTAGCGTGGTTGTTGGGGGCCTTGGTCGCGATGTCGGCCGTGTTCTGCGTGATGCGCCCGTTGAAAGTCTTCACGAGCTTGCTCAGATCCGCGAACTGGCTGTTCGGATCGGCCCAAAGGAACCAATACCCCTCGTCGGTAAGCTCGGTGCCCGCAGGCACCTCCGGCTTGATAGCGACATACGACGCGCCCGCAGCGTCGTGCACAGCGTCGAAAAAGTGATACGTGGTGAGCGCGGACCAAAGCGACGGCTCGACGAAATTCGGGGTCACGCGCGGGCCGACAGACATAAGCCCCTGCGGGGGAATGTCGGGAATGACCATGGCGCGGTCCGTGACGGTGCCCTGCACTACCGAGTTATCGGTCTGGGCACCGAAAGATGAAACGTTAGGCATAGGTGCTCCTTATCTAATAGTTGATGCGGACGTGGTATGTGTTGTCGCGCTCGTCGAAAATCCAGTCGAATACGAGATGTTCCCAGCCCTGCGGGACGACGAGTGCGTATCTCCAGCACCCGGTGTCGGGTTCCTGATAGAAGGTCGGGAATACGAACTTGGATTGACGTGCGACGAGTTGCTGCAAATTAGCGTCAATCCATTTCGCGAGGCCGTCGATGTACTTATCGTAGTATTGCCCGTTCTCGATTGACTCGATGACCTTCTTAATTTCCTCGATTGTCTCAGCGTTCTTGTTGGAAAGCTCAATCGTGTTGTTGAGGGGGTCTTTAATTGCGTCGATGATGCAATAGAGGTTCGCGATCAGCTGCTCGGGACTCTTGACCTCCCAATACAGTTTGGGGAGTGTCGGGTTCGTCAGCATCCAGGGGTTGAAAAACGGAAGCGGTGTAAACATTCGCTTCACCTCCTTTACCAAAGCGGGACGGTCGGTGTAAGTATCGAGGTGAACAGGACATGCTCGAGCTCATTGAGAATCATAGCATCCACGTCCTGATACTCGCGCGCGAATTGCAGGGCCTTGTCAATCGCGCTTCCCTCGTGCATCGTGTCGGCCTCGCGGTCGTTGCCGGTGCTCGCATAGTCGGAGTTACCGGATAGCATCGTCTCGGGGAAGTCCGAGAAAATGTCGCGTGACTTCTCGCGGTCGCGCGATTCCTGGAGGGGATTAAGCCCTTGCTCGACGCGAGCGTATAGCAGTTTGTACTTGGGCATGATCTCGTTGAGCTTGCGAAGATACGCGCGTTTCCACCTGCTCGGTACCGTGATTGACACCTCGCGGTCATAGAAGCGGTTGAGGCATTTCGTGCATAGGCGCGTGTACTGCTCGTCGCTGTAGGCGTCGAAGCGCCACGAATCATCCTCGAGCGGCTTATAGAATCCCAGCTCGTGCCACTCTCCGAGTGTGATTGTCATGTAGTCGTAGCGCTCGTCCGTGTTCACCTCGGGAAAATCGAACATGTGTCTACCCCCTCTCGAGCATCGTGTCGTAACGGTGCGATATATCGTAGTTGCTGGAAAGGTTGTCGCGGGCCCATACGACGGTGATCGGCGCGCCCAGGCGGTTTCCGAAACGTGCGTTGAGCTTGTCGCATGCGTCGCGGCGCGTGTTGAGCGGGGACATTCGCGCGAGCTCGGTCGGCTGCATCGTCGAATTGACCTCGTCCTCGATCATGCGCTCCTCCTTGAACGGCATGGAGTCGATACCGAGCTCGCGATAGATCGCGTCCCATGTGTTGGCCCATTCCTCTTGGAGCTTGTCCCCGATGTATTCGCGCGCGCGCTGAGGCATGGTCGCGGTCGTCTGGATGTCCTGGAAGTTGTCATATCCGAGCACGAAAGGCTCACCGTTCGCGACTGCCTTGTAGAAGTTCTGCACGTCGAACATTCGGTCTTGGGGTCCGATGATGGCCAAGGGCATGCGCATATGGAAACGGTTGATCTGTTTTGTGCGCATGATGTCGGTCAGCTCGCGCGCCCAGATGTTAATCTTCACGAGCAGGGGGTAGCGTGTGCGGTTCTCCCAGATCCATACGCCTCGGTCCCAATTGCACATGAAATTCGTCTTGCCGGTGATGCCCATCGCGCGCCACGCGCGCGGCTCGTTGTACATGTTCGGGGCACCCTGCTGGACAGCCCGTAGCGATAGAAGCGTATCGCTCGAGTTGGGAAACGCGAGCGTGGCCGCGCCCTCGGTGAGCAGCGTCCACTCCAGAAAGCACTCGTTGCAGGTCTCGGGGAGGTTGAGCCAGCGGAAGCGCGAAAGCGCGAGCTCGATCAGGTCGTTCTGGAACATGTTGAAAAGCTGCTGGTTGTAGGCCTCGGTCTGCCAGTATGTCGGCTGCGCGCCGGGCCTGTACTTGCGGCGCTGCTTGTAGCCCCTGCGTCCCTTGCTCATGCGTTCACCTCCTTATAGATCGTCGGCGTGTCGATTGCCGTCTTGAACGAAGCGAGCACTTCCGCGCTGGATTTAGACTGCGCGTCCATGAGCTCTCTCATGATCACCCGGTGCTCCTCCATGTCCTTGCTGATGGTCGCGTCGGTCTCGGCGCGCTCGACCTTGTAGTCGATGATCGCGTTGATCTCCTCGTCGGTCATGCCCTGATAGGTCTCGGCCTTGAGAAGTGCGTTAAGGTCGATGTCTGCCATGGTGCCTCCTTTACAGGTTGTCGTAGATACTCACGCGACCGATTTCCTCCGGTTTGCTCCAGACGGTCACGCCCCTGATAAGTATATCCTTGATCGCGCCCTGTGCGGACTCGAGCGCGTTGCCGTTGCCGCTGCACCATACCTCGGAACACTTCCAGTACGTGAAATGGCGCATGACCTGCATGCGCTCCATGCTGAACTCGCGCATGAGCGAGTAACCGTAGCGGGCGAATGCCGAGGCCGCGTTCATGATGTCGCACTCGCGCTGCGTGACGACCTGGGCGAACAGGGCGCGCGGCGCGGTGGCGCTCGATTGCCCGTTCGCGCTCGCGCCGAACTGCGCGGGGGCCGCTACGCCCGCCTGGTTGAGGCCCGCCGAGATCGCGTCGATGGCGGTCGCGTATGCGCGGCTCGCATTCGCGTCCCCGGTGGCCTTGGTGTTGCCCGCGTTGGTGCGCATGACGCCCGCGTTGTTGTTCGCTACCTTGGTGCTCGCCTGGTTGCGCAGCGTGGTCGCGGTGTTGCTCGCATTATTCTGGATTCTCCATGTTTCGGCTGTAAATTTGGCTGCATTATTAGTCTTTTTGATTGCGTTCGTCTGTGCCAAGACCGCGGCCAGGGAATTGCTCGTTTGCGAGATCGCCGCAGCGGCGTTAGCAGTGGGGATTGATACCGCGAGGTCCGCAACTCCCCCGATCGCCGCACTCTTGGCGTCCGCGCCGCCTCCAGTGATGCCACCGGTTACGACCGATCCCAACGTGTTCGCAATTGCGGACGCGTTGTTGTTCGCAGTCGTGATCGAGATGATTTCGTTTTGCACCCCTTTCATTTCGGTAGAGGTTTCATTATCCGCATCGCAATCACTCTTGAGCTTTTGGTTAGAGGCCGCTGCTCCAGTTAGAGCCCAGTCGTTTGCGTTCGCCGTGACTGCGGTGTTCGCCCCGGTGTTGACGGTGTTGTTATCGGTCACGTTCTTCGCCGAGTTGCCGACGTTCGTGTAGGCGGTCGCGTTGGACGCGAGCGACGACGCGAGCGCGTTGTCTGCAGCGAGCTTAGCGTGCGCGCGGCTGTATACGGTCGTGTAGGCCGCGCGGCTCGCGGCGCTCTGGCTAACCTGCATTACGGGAAGGTTCCAGCTCTTGAGGTACTCACCCCACGCCCCGCCGTAGCTGTACGTACGCCCCTCGATTGTCTGGAACGCGAGCGAATCCGTAGCGCCGGCGATACCGAGCAGGCGCGCGTCGATTGAGATGTACGGCATGACGAGGTTCACGGCGCTCGCGAGCTGGATACCGTTCGCGCCGAGATCCTCGATTCTCACCGTGGAGGCCTGCCCGCGCTCGTCACCGATGCGGATCGCGGCATAGGGGTACGTATAGAGCTTGGCGAAACCTGCGGCCTGCGCGGGGTAGCCGAAATCGGCCACGCCCGGCTGCATGAACGTCTCTATTTTCTGTACAGCATCCAGCACGGTAATTGAAATGCCCCAAAGCTCGAACGGCGCGGACTGCGTGAGCAGGTCGGACGGCGCGAAGAACACGCCGAGCACGGTCTGTTTCATCCAGGGCGCATTGCCCTCGAGTTTGCGTAGGAACGGCTGGAGGTCGCCTACGGCTACGGAGTACACGAGCGGCGCGAGTATGCCGGATACGTCCGGATCTGAAATCGCGGGCACCTTCGGGGCGGCAGCGGCACCGAAATCGCCTTGCAGATCCGCATAGGTCGCAATGCACGCGCGCTGCGTCTCGGCGCTGTAGTTCTTGTACGCGCGCGCGGTCTCGACATACGGCTCGCCCCCGGTGTTCACATCATCGGAGAGAAGGTATGCGCTGTTGTCGCGGGGGTTCGCGAGGTAGTCGGCCACGCTCGACGCGGCCACCGGAGCGTGCCCGCGCTCCAGGAGAACGTAGTCGAATCGCATCTCGTTGATATACGTCGTCCACACGTCGAGCGTGAGGATCAGGCGCGTCGAGTTTGGTGAGAGCTGCTGCGCGTCCTGGATGAAATAGTAATAGCGGCGCTTGCGGTCGCCTGCGGCGTACGCGAGCGGCCGCGCATCGCTCGTCATGCGCGGCAGGTCCACGACGAGGTAGTTGTATCCCTGCGCGGAGGTCACCGGTACCGGCACCTTGGACGCGCCGTCGGGCTTGACGTTGAACATCGTGTCGAGGTTGACGACTTCGCCCTCGAGCGCGTCGAACCACGCATCGCGCGCGGCGTCGTCGTCGAACTTCACGACGTTATCGTAGTCCCCGCACCAGGGAACGTTGCACATCTTGAGCCGAGCGGTCGGCTTGAACCGGGAGTAGTCGAGCGTGTTGTCGTACTTGTAGACGTTCACGTTGTCGAGTTTCGGGAAATCGCTCATATGTCCTCCTTAATAAAAACGCGCCCCCGCTCACGCATGAGCGGGGGCGCGACGCCTTGCACTAACGATTATAGGCTAGGCGATCGTGATGTCCACGGTCTTTGTATGGAGCGCGGTCGAGCCGGAGGGGTTGACGTACGAAGTCGTACCGGTCACGTGGAGTACGTTGTCGGCCTTGAGGTCGGATTTCTGGACGTGGAGCACGCCCAGGCGGTCGACGCGCGTCGCGGTGTTGAGCGCGATCGGCTCGCCGTCGGCCGCGGCGGTCTCGGCACTCACGCTCCAGGTGACGGCGTTGGGCTCGACGTCGATACCGAGGTCGTTGTCCGTGATGGTGCCGACGAGCTTCACGGTCATCTGCGTGGTCTCGCCCGGCTTGAGCCGCTGGGAGGCCGCGGTGATGTCGACGTCGGTCACGTTCTGGGTCAGCGTGGGGATGCCGGTCGCGGCGTCCGTGGTGAACAGGATAGCGGGCACGAACGGGGAGCACGACACGACCTCCCAATGATGGAGGTAGTAGTTAGTGGAGTACGTCGAGGGGTTGTAGAAGCTCTCGTTTGCGTACAGGAAATCCTCGCACACGAAAAATGCGTCGGTTGTGAGTAGCGCGAATGCGTTGTGTACGGGGATGTCGGGCACGACGACGGTGCGGTACTTGATCTCCGCCTTGTCGAGGTTGAAGATTCCCGCGAGCGTGTCGACATCGACCGACGCCATGGCGTCTGCGGTGACGAACAGCACGAGCTCCTCGGGATTCGCGAAAACCGGGATGCCGTATTCGGCTGAGACCGGGGAGTAGAGCGCGGTCGGGAACTTGAGCTTGCTCGCGTAGGCGCGCACGGCCTTGAGGAACTCCTTACCGGTGGCCTCGTCGGTCGGCTCGGCGCTCACGTGATGCTTGAAGAAACCCCAGTTCTGTTCATAATAGGACATCTGCGACATCATGCACAGGTACTCGTCGTAGTTGTCGGAGTTGCGCGGCACGGTGAGTACGGCGTCGATGAGGCGGTTGAGTCCGAACTCGTCGAGGAATGCCTGGCGCAGGTCGGGGTATTCGAGCGTGATGTCGTAACGGTCCTCGCGGTTTACGGTGTGATACCACACGGCCGCCTCGGGGCGGCTGATCTTCTCGAGCGCCGAATCCTCGATGTTGTACGTGTGCGCCTTGATCCATTTGAGCGCGGATTCCTGGATGGACGAACCGTAACGCATGGCAGCGCCCTTGAAGACGCGCAGGGGGTTCTCCCATTCCTTGTTGTGGATGATCTGGTCGCCGACGCGGTTGATATACGCGTCGATGAACTCGTTTAGGTATCGACCGTTATTCGGCTTGAATAGGAATTTAGACGTCGCGTCGATGCCCGCGATGGTCGGGTCGGGCACGCGCTGCTGGAAGTCGTTGGTCGCGGAGAGGTACACGCGGCCTGCGATCGTCGTGTTGTCAGTTGCCATCTATTAACCTCCTTAAAGGTCAAGATCCATGTCGTCGTAATCGGGAATGACGTCGGCCTCGTCGTCGGTCACGACATCGGCGTCGCCGTCTCCGTCGACATCCACCACGTCGGCACCGTTGTCGATGTCGATCGCGGCAGCGGTCGTGCGCATCGCCTCGAGCGTCGAGATAATGTCGCCGAGCGTGTTCTCGATGCGCTCCAGGCGGTCGCGCAGGTCGTCGAACTCGCCGATGCGGTGCGCCTCCTCGCCGGACGTGTCGGTATCGTCCTCGATCGCCTGCTCTTCCGGGGTCAGGTCGTCGGCCTCGGTCTCGGGCTTCTCGTCCTCGTTCATGTCAGCTCCTTTCTATAGCTACAAATAAGGGCGCGATGCGAACAGGCTCTCGCCTGCGCATCGCGCCCATTATATAACGCCTTTGCGAAACTTTGGCGCGTGCGGCTGAAACACGCCGCCGAGCGTGCGGGGTTCGGGTATCGACCGAACGATATAGCTGTCCCGAATCGTCCCTACTCGCCGCTTGCCGCGCGAGTCGTCGCGGGCGTCGCGGTCATTTTACGCCATAGAGCGACATCGCGTCCAGGAAGCCCTCGCGCACCTTCACCGAATCGAATAGCACACTGCCCTCGTAGTACATCTGGACGATGACGCGAAGGGTCTTTACGGCGCGCTGTGCGGCTATGCGGTTCGGCGTGTTGTCGCGCCTCGTGAGCGCGAACACCGGCTCGGCGTTCTTGGGAATCTTACCGGTGATGTAATAATATCCCTCGCTCATGTCAATCCAGATGCCGTACTCGTCGCCCATATGTACGCACCCCATGACGTACTTGGCGCGCGAGGGTTTCTTGGAGATATATCTGTTGTCCTCGGCGAAATCGTTAGCGTAGGTGGCTTTCGTGTAACCGGTGACCTGGCCCATGCGGCCCGCGAGCGTGTTGTCCATGCGGTAGCGGTCGTGCTCGTCCGGCTCGACGTAATGGAGCAGTACCATTTTGTTCAGGTACCACGTATAGCCGAACCTCGGCACGCCCTTTACGCCGATCGCCGCGAAATAGGGGTTCAGCAGGTCGACGGCGTTGCCCAGCAGGAAGACGTGCGGCTTGATACGGTGGCCGTCGTAGGGATCCTCGCGGGCGCACGAGTCGGTGATTCGCGCCAGCATGTTCCACTCGTTGCGCTTGTAGGTGTGAGTCGCGTCGATGTTCTCGATAATGGCCTCGTCGAAGATGATGTTCTTTACGTTGAAGAACGTGCGCTTCTTGGTTCCCTGCATCTCGGCGTAGCCGACGACGTATCCGCATACCTTCCAAGGCGTGCCCTTCTCGGCGTCGGCGGGCCGGTATTTGAACTCGTTGTTCTCGCACTTGAAGTCGTACTTACCGAACTCCTCGTCGGTCGCGGCCAGTTTGTCGAAGTATCCTTTCTTCACGGCGTCGCGCTCGTCGAGCGTGCGGCAGACCTCGACGAAACGCTCGTCGCGCCTGATCGCGGCGTTGAGCGCGTAGGCGCGAAGACCGTACGTCTTGCCCTTGTTCGGCGCGCCGACGACCATGGTTATATCCGCGTTATAGCTGAGCGTCTTCTCCCAGTTATAGTGTACGCCGTCGTTAAGGTTTACCATTCGACCTCGTTCCCTTCATCGTCGATATAAGTGTAGCTCGCGCGCGTCCCGTCGTAGTCGATGACGCGCTCGGTCGTGTCCACGGCGCGCCCGTACCGCTCACGCATGTACGCGACCGTGCGGGCGTTGCCGCCCTTTTCCGAATCGCCGAGCACGCGGTCGGAGGGGTAGAGCGCTATCGACTCGTGCGCGCTCACGTGCGCGGTCACGCCGAGATAGTCGGTCACGTCCATGTCCAGCACGTCGGCGGATGCGGGCCGGTAGTGCTCGAGCGCATGGCACACGGTCTGAGACACGCGCACGCCCCACCCCAGTACGCGCGGAGCGACCTCGGCGAAACCGTGGTCGGCGCTCATGTCGTCGATCCAGTTCTCGATATGGTACATACCCGTCGGGCGCGACAGGCCCGCGCACGTGATGTGCGCGTGCTCGCCGTCCCAGCTAACGCGCGCCTTGTTCCATGCGTCCATGTGGAGCGGATAGGCCTCGCTCTCGACCTCGAACGTGCCGACGCCCGCGAGCGTCGAGGCATAGCCGGGGAAGTTCGCGCGGATGCGGCCCATGCAAGAGTCGATCGAGGACGTTACGGCCTCGTGGAACGGCGCGAGCACGCCCATGAGGTCGTCTGCGGTGACGTCCGCATCACACGAGATCTTGAGCGAGTCGGTGTCGCCGCCCAGCACGCGCATGCGCTCACCGAGCGCGCGGTATATGAGCTCGATTGCCGCGACGATCGCCATGCGGGAACCTCCCACGATACGCAGGCCGTAGGGGTAGAGCACGAGCTTATCCCTAGCGTCCTCGTAATGCTCCTCGTAGGTCTCGCGCGAAACGACGGTTGAGCGGTCGACGCTTATCTCGCCGTTCTCGACCTTGTAGCCCGGCTTGAACACGTCTTGCGCCTCCATGCCGTAAATCGAGTTGAACATGCCCTTGACAGTCGAGTTGTAGTACGTCTCGAGGTCGGCGCGCTCCATCTCGCCCGAGCGGATGCGCGAGGCGATGCCCTCGGGAATCGTCTCGGGGATGTCCGGCGCGTACGGCATGCCGGTCTCATAGGTTTTCAAGATCTGCTTACATGCATTCTTCCTAGCGTAGAACAGATTAGAGAGAAGCGTCACGTAATCGGGCGGCTTGACGAACGACATGGTACCCTCCCCCAAAATTACCTCCATAGAATCCCAGGCATACACCCGACTCATGCACCACAGCTCCAGCTCGGACACGTTGACGATAGCGGAGTCTGCGGAAACCAGCTTGCCGAATGCGAAGCGCCCGTTGTATGCGGTATCGACGTATCCGGCGCTGCGAACTGCGGTAACGCCGTCGCGATCGGCCTGTCCTCCCCAGTCGCCAAGCTGGCCCTTGGCCTTGAATTTCGCCTCGGACAGTAGCGCGATGTCCCAGCACTCGAAAGCGCTCCCCTCACGCAAACGCATGTTCGTAAATCGGATCTGGGCGTGGAAGGCGCACCCGAACGGCTCCTCCCAGTGACGCATCGCCGCGTCGAGGTCGGTCGAGCACACGTTCTCGGCCATGGACTGTAGGACGGGGGGCAGCAGGCCGCGAAAGTGCACCGGGCACATATGCCCGTTGATGTATGCGTGGTGCGCGGACGTCTCGTCAATCGAGTAGACGTTAGACTGCACGATGCCGGAATAGCGCGCACTCGTGAACGTGAAACCGCCTCGGAAACAGGCCTTGCGCAATGCGTACTGCGCGTAAGTCGGCGCGAGCTCCTCGGCGCACATGCGCTCGAAAGCGGCCTGCACCGAGATCGGCCTACCCTTGGCCCTGGGGATGCGGAGGCGTCCCGTCTCCATCTTCCCCGCCTGTCGCACGAGCGACGTCTTTGTCAGCACGCGCACGCCGAGCCATTCAGGGCGCAGCCACTCGTTGGACTCGAGCAGGTAGCGAAGATATGCGGGGATGACCTCGGTGTCGCGTCCGGCGTAGAAAAACTCCTCTTGCGTGAGCGGAGTCTCGGGTGTTCGGATCTTGGAATAGTCCCAGTCGCCTTCGGCCTTGGGGAGTCCAGCGGCCTCGCCCATCTTCGCGAGCCCGCGCATTTCCAGATAGAAGGTGTCCCAGAAACGGAGCTTGACCGCGCCGTCGCACACGATGTCCACGGTATAGGCGCTCGTCGCGCTCTGGGCGGATACCTCCATATCCCAGCGCTCGTTGAGGTCGTGCATGAGGGGTTGGAGGTCGAACATGAGGTTGTAGGCGCAGATGATCGGGATGAAGTGCTCGCGCTCGCCCCAGGCGATATACTCGTCGATACAATCTTGCATCTCGCCCTCGTGGCGATAGAAGTCGATATGACCCGCACCGGGCTCATATGTCCGCAGGTCGCATCCGCGCAAATCGTTGACGATAAACAGCACGGGATAGGCGCGCCACGTGTTCCTGGCGCGGTCGGTGCATATGTTGCACGTCTCGGTGTCGTAGCTCGCCGCTACCCGAAACTCCGGCCTTTTCGACTTGAATCCCATCCCGCACCTTTTTTTCCTATCCGAACATTACGATCTTTGAAGCCCAGACTGCGGAGCCGGCCAGCTCCGCGTCGAAATCAACCTCGCCGTAGAAGGCCTCGTTCTCGGAGGTCAAACCCTCGACGAGCGACGTCTGCGCTCCCGCCGATAACAGGCTGTCGAGCGCCTTCCTGTTGGCCCCGATAACGCGGTCGTAGGCCTCGGATAACGACGTCACCCCCAGTCCATCCATGATCAGCCTGTTGCGCTCCTTTGGATCCTTCCCACGCCAAAAACGGCGCGTCGCGGCATAGAAGACCGATACGGCCTCCTTGCCGCCGTCGCCGAGCGTGCTCGGGGCTCCCGAGCGCGCCAGGTTGATCTGGCGCTGGAATATGAGGTTCGACCTCGCGGCGCGCGACCTCGCCTTGCGCGGCGCGGTCGTCATGCGGTCGAGACGCTCTGCGGCCTTCTTGGTTCGCGTCTGCGCCTCGGCTGCCTGATGCACCTGTCTCGTCCCCTGGTATGACTGTGAAATCTGCTCGCGCACGCTCGCGATATAGTCGGCGCGCGCACGCTTCTGCAACGTGCTCATGCCGCTCACATCCTCGCGCTCCAGGCGCGCCAACAGTCGCTTGGCGCGGCGTCGCGCGTTGTACACCTCGTCCGATGTCCTTTTCGCACGTGCCATAGGGCTCGACCTCCAAAAAATAAAAGCGGTGCGGCCTTGACCGCACCGCCTGATGTTAAAGCAACGGGAGCTGAGGGTTAAGTCTTTACTAGACGAGCACGAGCGTCTTGCGGGTGTTGCCGTTGGGGAGCTTGGAAACGACGAGTTTCATCGGAACGATATCGCCCTCGTCGAACAGGCCAGCGGCCATGAAATTATCGGCTGCGTTGCGCACGCCCTCGGACTGGGAGAAATATGCGGTGCCGTCCTCGCAGATGAGCGTGGTGTTGGTGCAGGGCATATCGACGCCGTTCTTGTCGCGGGCGCGGCGGATGCCGGGCTTGGTGAACACGCCGATGACGTTAAGAACCTCGTCCGCGTGATCTGCCAGGGAATCGGCATTGTTCATCGCGTTCACGACGAGTTTCTTGGTCGCGGTGTCGGTCGCCTTGATGCTGGAGTAGCTTGACGGGGTGTAGAGGTCGGTGCAGTTGTCCATAGGTGCGAGCTGAGTGTTTTCGTTAGTCATAATGAGGTTCCTTTCCGATTGCGTAGTTCATAGCGACTTTAAGGAAAAGTCTTGTAGGGATTGAGTAGTAGTCCGATTCGACCTCGACTCTTGTGATCGAGATGAACGAATCTCCTAGACGTTGGCGGAGCGTGTTCGTCGCCTTCACCGGGTTCGAATAGTCGCCATATAGGTCGTACTCGAAATCAATAAGCTTGCCCTTGACAACTGTCTTGCCGATGCAATGGCAAATCTGGATTCGACGCCCGATTCGACCGCGCTCCTTCTTTGCGTTTGTCATGAAAAGCACCCCCTTCCCGTTGCTGTCATCAGCATTATAGAAAGGGGGCGCTTTACGTGTCAATGGTCGTTCTAATAATTTTCACTTATCGGCGCGTGCCGTCTGATACATAGCATTGCAGACGGTCGAGCGCATACCCGTACACGCCTGCGTAATCGTCTCCTCCGTAGGTGGAGCCGTCATCACACACCTCGTCCCAGTATCCGGCGTGCGCGACGTCCTGGGAGCGATAATAGACCTGCTTATAGTCGCCGTCGGGCGTGATGTAGTACATCTGCACGCCGTCGACGGTCTGGCCCCAGACGCCCGCCATGCCGTTAACGGAATCGCCGTAGTTCGCCGTCTGAACCCAGCCGAGCCAGCCTGCCTCCTTAGTGTGAACACGGTAGCGAAGAGTGCCGCTATCCACCCAAGCAATAAGCATGTCGTGAGTGCCGTATGGCACGCCTGCAAAGCCCTCGGAGTTGCTGTCGTTGAAGTTAGTGACAGCCTCGTTCCATGTGCCATATCGGTTATGAAGCGCGTAATGGATGTTCACGCTCTTACCGGTGGACTTGGGGAAGGTCGCGCGAGTCGCGGATGCGGAGGGCTGATACGTTCCCCCGTTTCCATCGGTGGGCGCGATAGGCGCCACATAACCGGAACCGAGATATGCGGAAACGGCCTGCTTGAACTCGAACCACGTCTTGCCGTATGCGCGGAAATAACCGATCGGGTCGGTATGGTCGGAACCGCCCCAGCGCCGAGCGGCCTCGTAGTGAGACAGCAGGCGCGACGTGTCCCAACCGTGGGTGCGCAGCTCGTCACCCGCCCACTTGACAGCCTCGCCCCACTGTTTCGCGAAATCGGAGGCGTTAGTGGCGTGCGCGAGCTCGATGCCGATCGTGTACCCGTTACCGTTGCCGACATGCCAGCAAAGACGGTTCTCGGGTACCGTGTTATAAACGGTCGACCCGTCAAGCTCCATAACGTGATGTACGGCGTACGTGTCGTCACCGCGCCAATACAGCACATGGTTCCACGCGGACGCGCCGGGGTTCGCCGTCTCATGGATGACGAGGTACTGTGCGTTAAGGTAGCCGTGACCGTTGCTCACATAGGAATTTCGGCTCTGATACGCCTCCGCGCCGGTAGGTGCCGAAAAGGCGACGACGAAGAAGAAAAACGCGGCAAGCGCCGCGCCTTTCTTCCGCTCGATGCGGTTTGCTTTCATGTTGCTAGACCTCCTTGTCGTTGAAGTCGTCGAGCTTCTCAGCGAGCTTAGCCATGACCAGGCTGTTCTCCTCGACGGTCTTGCGAAGCTCCTCGATAGTCTTCGTGTTGCTGTAGTACATCATCACGAAAGCCGCGATAGGGAATGCCACGTTGCTCACCAGATCCGTAACCATATTGATGTCCATTTTTCATTGCCTCCTTTCCGGCAGAAAAAAGGGGACCCGGCCCTTTGCCGAGTCCCGTAAGCCTAGCGGTATTATATAATCAAAAAAATTTTTAATAAGGCACAGCGTGCGGAAACGGATCGGCAGCATACCTTGCTTTTGCCCTTCTCGCGAACTCGCGCTGAATGCGAAAAATAACCTGACGATATAAGAATATCTCGCGCTGATAACGAGCAGCCCGCTCGTCACCGTTTACCACAATGCCTGCAAGACTGATAAGCGCAGGTAAACGATTGTATCTGTGCGCCGCGCCTTTAACATATGCAAGCAGATCATCATCTGAGATCTTATGATAGTCACTTGCGCTCGTAATGAGAAGTTCGTGCAAATCTCGTTTTACAAGCACCTCAAAACGCATCATCTGAAATTCTTTTTTGTCCTCTTCTGATAAAGGAGACCTCGTCGTAAAAGCAGGGGGCAATGTGTCGTCGAGCACATTAGATAGAATCTCGGACATTTGCATCACTCCCAATACCCGGCACCGAGCCCGTAGACGCGCGCGCCGTTCGGAATACCAATTGTTTGAAATTCACGTTGTCTAATAAGAGTGACCGCATGAAGAAGATTCTCTTTATAAGTATCCTCGTCGTTACGAGCCAATGCTAAACGCGCGCTATCATACAGATCCTCAATCGGAGTTTCATACCATTTCATTATTTCCACCCATTCTTCTCGCCCTGAATGACAGTCGTTATGATGACTGGCTCCTTTAGAGCGATCGTCTTACTCACGATGACCAGGGGCGCATACTCGCGACGTTCTCCGCTGTAGAACTTAACCGTCGAGCCTAGCGCGCGATGCGGTCGCAGCGCGAGCATGAGCTTTGCGGGGTCGTAGTCGGAGATAAGGTTGGCGAACTCTCGATTGTCCGGTCGGTATTTAAGCAAACCGTCCAGGACGTCGGTGCGATCGGTATACGCGAGGTCGTTACCGTGGAGTGCGCGAAAGATCATACCCGATTGAAAAAGCCCCTCGACACGGTGCAGAACGTAACTGTTCGTAGCGTAAACGACTCGATTATGTACGCACACGCTGTCGTATGGTGCATTCGTGCCCGGCTTGCACGTGGTCGCGCACAATGCCCTCCACAGGCTCTCGACTTCGGACTTATTCATGACGATCCTTTCCCTCGTCTGTTTGGAACTTGGTTATTATTTTAACGACTGTTGTTATAATTGCAACTAGTTTTTTGTAACAGTTAGTGTTATTATATTTCTTGTAAGGCAGGGAGACAGAAAGGGAGTTTGATATGTCTACCGTGTTGTATACAGTCGCAAGCCGCGAAATGCTGTTTAACGGAACACACAATGTCGAGGACATGCACAAGGACTCGGATTATTGGTACGAGGGTAACGACCGCGAAAAATCGCTCGAGCTCGCGCGCAAATACTCGAATGACACAATCGAGGTTAATAAAAGTGGTATCTTGCGCGACGTGTATCAATGGAATGCGTTCGAGTTTGAGAACGACGTGTGTACCGGATGCAGGATAAAATCTTCGATCCCCGAGACACGTTTGTTCTATAAGATCTTCCAGAACAATTAAGGAGTATTTCAGATGACCGGTTTCAAGCAATTCAACGTCTGGTATTACGACTTCACTTACAACGACAAACGAGTTAAGACTTGCACCAGGATTGAGGACGCGATCGCATTCGCACGCATGCTCGTACGCGATCGCGAGAAATTGCACGTTAGATTTTTGAGCCTGGAAAGTGTATACTGATTCTCGTGCTCCCGACCACAGCACACGCGCCCCCATACAGTCACGATCTGCTAGACGACTCGGACAGATCGTGACCTCCCGCAGTTGACCCGGCACGCATCCCGCGTGTCGGGTTTTCTTGTGCGCACGCGGAAGTTAAGGGGGGCTAACAAAGTTTATTTATTGCAATA